AACAATAGGATTCATATTACAAAAGAGTATTTATGAGAAAGGTATTAAACCCTCACTATTTTTTACTAAGCCTTTTGAGAAAGCATTTGATAATCTACCAACTGAGCTTATAGAGAAGTTTGGATTAGACATAGACAATTTACTAGAATTTACAACATAATGAGAAAAATATTTACACGCAGTCCATTCTATTTATCTGTAAAAGAGGAATACATAGAGCCTGAAATTATTATACCTGAGGAGGGAGACCCTGACCCTGAGCCTGTAGAAGACCCAACAGACCCTAACAATGACCCTCCAACGCAGTCTACACAAAATTTGACTTATAGCTGTGGCACTACTGTTAATCAAAATGGATTTGTAGGTACAAGTATTTATAAAAAATATTATGATTTCTTTTTAGCAGATTTATCTACTGCATATTCTGTAAGTGGTACACCTGCTAAATTCACTTTTACTTGGGATAGTACAACAGTTACAACAGGATATATTGGAAGCGATGTTTACGATGATGAGTTAATAGCAGCAGGAGTAGATGCAGGAGAAATAAATACCACTACAACAAATGATGCAGTAACAGGCACGATAGACATTAGTAAGACTGCTCAAACACCTACTGATATATTTTTAACAGTACATACTCCGTTATTAAATAGTAATATCTCTATGACTAATACTTGTGAGATAATACCTGAGGTAGTACCTACCGATACTGTCTATGTTTGCTACATACAATCAAAGCCTAACTCACTTGCAGGTACAGGTATGCAAGAAACAATTACTTTTAATGGTACGCCTTTACAAGGAAAAGCATATCCAAGCATAAATGACCCACTAGAAAATGTAGTAGTTAAAACATTAAAAAATACAATGGAAACTACATATCTAACTTTTGGTAATCTAGATGGCTATACTAATCCACCAGGAGCTGTATTACCTGAGAATCCTAATTTTGATAATAGAGACTACATTAAAGCAGGTACTTATTCAGCAGTAGATTTAAACATTTATCTATGTGACATTAATCAGTTAAAATTAAATGCAATGAATGTATTTAGAATGTCAAATAGCTATGGAAATCTATTAAAGCAATACGATATAAGATGGTATAAAGGAGAAATTTTGTGGACTCCATTTAATACTGCTTACGTTGGAAATGTATGTTTAGTAAATGATGTTTCTAAAGATTTTGGATTTGCAACAGGTACGCTTCCTTATACAGATGTATATCCAGTAATAACAGAGAATTGTAAATAATTATGGCAATAAAATCAGCGACATTATACCTATGGATTTACTCAGGTAATTTTGATGGTACAAATAAAGATGTAAACGCACCTACTTATACATTGTATAAAGAAGCTGCTGCAGGACAGAATGTAATAAACTTTGAGATTGCAGACCTTGTTTCAGATTATATCAGTATAAACTTTGATGGTACTTACGAAACATTGAATCAGTCTGTTTGGGTAGATTGGAAAATACCTAGAACAGATGAGAATAATGATGCAATACTCCCATTAATTCAAGGAAGTGGATTAGCATACGATGGCTATGGATATTTTAAAGATGGAATTAATCCTAATTTAGTAGGTAGCAGTCAATTAATGCAATCAAATTTAACTGTGTATGTACCTCTAGGAGAGAATCCTAACATACCTGTGTTTACAGGATTAGGTGGAGCATCAGGAGTTAGTTATATTAAAGCAGGAGAAACTATTTATAGTGAGGAGTATGATGCTAATATATTATTTTTAACTGCAGATAGCACTGAGATTACTGCAGATGCAGATATATATACAGCAGATATGACTTTATTGAATGAAGTTAATAGTGACCAAACTACTCAAATAACATCTTTAGCATCTCCTGATGAGATTGTAATAATAAACAATGATGGCTCTACAACTACAGTTAAAATTAAATATTTAGATGAGGCAAAATACATACCTCAGAAAGTTTGGTTTGTAAACAAATTTGGAGTAGTACAGGAGTTATGGTTCTTTAAGCGTAAAGATGAGAGTATTAATATATCTAAGGAAAGCTATAAAGAGAATACGATTGCAATAACTAATAATGAGATAGGATATTCTATAAATACTCCTACAGATATGCCATATAATTTTAAGGCTCAAAAATCATTAAAGTTAAATACAGGATTTGTGGTGGAGGAGTTCAATGAGGTTATACAACAATTGATGCTAACTAAAAATGCTTGGACTAAAGAAAACAACCAAGTGTTACCAATAATTCCAAAGACAAGTTCACTAGCATACAAGACAAGTCTTAATGATAAATTAATCAATTTTACAATAGAATTTGATTACGCTTTCAACGAGGTAAACACCATTAGATAAATGAATATAATTCAGCTATACATACAAGGGCAAAGAATGGATTTATTCCCTGATGAGACTATTAGTGTAACATCCTCTATTCAGAACTCTAGAGACATCTCTAAAATATTCACAGACTTTAGTCAGTCATTTACCATACCTGCTTCTAAGAATAATAACAAGGTTTTAAAGCACTATTATAATACGACAATAGCTGAGGGTAGTAGCATAGATGCTAGAAAAAAACTAGATGGATATATTGAATTAAACCACGCTTTATTTAAGAAAGGAAAAATCAGAGTGGATGGGGTTAAGATGAAAGACAATAGTCCTGAGGTTTACAAGATTACTTTCTTTGGTAATACTGTAACCCTTCCTGAGTTGTTTGGAGAGGACAAGCTATCTGATGTAGGAACTTTAAGTGCCTATGACCACCCTTACGATGCCTCAGAGGTTAAAACAGGATTAGAGAGTAGTTTAGTAAGCGGTAGCATTGTTTATCCTCTTATATCGCATACTGAGAGGTTGTACTATGATGGTGCAGGAACAACTACAGATGACGGAAATTTATATTATGATGCTACAAAAAGCAATAGAGGACTAGACTACAGAGACCTTAAACCTGCTTTAAAAGTTAAAAACATAATTGATGCTATAGGGTTACAGTATGGGCTTACATTTCAAAGTGATTTCTTTGCTAGTACTATGTTTAATGAGTTGTATATGTGGCTACATAGAAGTAAAGGACAGATTACAGCTGCTGCAGGTACTACTCAGACATCTAACGTACAAAATTTTGCATTTGAATCAGGTAATGATTATATAGAGTTTACAGACAATGGAAGCAGAATGTTACTGCAGACTTATGACTTTAATTATGAATCAAAAGACTATCAAGCTACATTAAGCATAATACCAATAGGTAGCGGAGAGTACACAGTTAGTGTTTATAATAGAAATTATTTACTTGACACGGTATCAGGGCAAACAGGAAGTTTTAGCAAACAATACAATTTGGACGGTAATTCTATTTGGGATATAAGCGTAGTTATAGAAACTAGTGGAGGTATAACAGATTACGATGCTCAATGGTCAGTAGATGAGTTTATAGTAACAAATGACCCGTATCAGGCAGGTTCTTTTATCCAAAATGGGATATACAGGAGCGAAGACCAATCTATAATTAGTCAAGTTATAATAACTGACAATATTCCTAATATGAAGGTAATGGACTTTATGTCTAATATCTTTAAGATGTTTAATCTTACCTCTTACGTTCTAGTAGATGGCAAAATCTATGTAGAGAAGCTAGATGAGTTCTATGCAGAGGGATTAGGATATGATATAACAAAATATGTAGACAGAAACAGTACTGATATAGATAGAGCAATACCTTATAAGAAAATAAGTTTAGAGTTTCCTGAGCCTAAGACATTCTTTGCTCAAAAGACTAACGAGATAAATGGAGGTACAGGTTATGGCAACTTGCTTTATGATGGAGGAGAGAAACTAGATGGAGGAGATTATACTGTTAAAGTAGAATTTGAGAAAGTAGTATATGAGAGAATGACTAACATATCAAATGATGCTCTTACAGATATTGGTTGGGGATGGTTTGTGGATTACAAAGGCTCTAGTGCTGAGGATATTACAAAGGTAAGTTCTATTGTAGAAAAACCATTGTTATTCTTTAACGTATCTGAGAGTGCTAGTGGTACTCCTATAAGTTGGACAAGCGGAACTCATAGTCAAATTATTACATATAACAGACCTGCTAATATAAATGCAGACCAGTCTCAGTCATTAAACTTTGGGTCTGAAATAGACGAGTACAATAGGTCAGGCAATAGTGCTATCATAAATAACAATTCTTTATTTAATAATTTCTACAAGACCTACATAACACAGGTATTTGATAGGAGAGCAAGGATATATAGATATAGTGCAAAGCTACCTAGCAAGATTCTACTCAAGTACAATCTAAATGACACCTTTACAGTATTTGACCAAGATTATATCATAAACAATATAAACGTAAATCTAATAACTGGAGATACTAAGCTAGAACTCATAAATAAACTATTCTAATGCTACAAAATATATTCAACATACTAGAAGTAGTAAAAGGAGAAACTGAGAATATCAGAATAGCTCAGGGTAAGAATTACTTACCTAACACTTTCAAAGAAACATTTACTAAGATTAAACAAGAGGCACAATGGCACAGAAGAAAACAATAGAGCTAGAAGTAAAGACTGGTAAAACAGAGGCTAATTTACAAGATATTGTAGATGCTATAAAGTCACTAAATAAAGAGGTTACTACTACATCTGAGGAAACCAATGACGGCTTAAAGAGTATAGAAAAACAAAGTAAGGGTACTTTTAAAGCAGTAAAAACCATTGGCAAAGGAATTAAAGGATTAGGACTTGCATTGAAAGCTGCAGGCTTTGGTCTTATAATGAAAGCAGCAGATGCGTTCTTTGAGGTTTTAAAAACTAATCAACCTGTAGCAGATGCTATGGCAGTGGGTTTTGAGTTCTTGTCTCAGATATTAAACCAAGTATCAAGTGCTTTAATAGATACATATAATGCCGTGTCTAAGTCTAGTGAGAATTTTGATGCATTAGGGAAAGTAGTAGTGAATCTTTTAAATATAGCTTTTACTCCTTTAAAGTTAGCTTTTTATGGTATTAAGTTAGGATTACAACAAGCACAACTAGCTTGGGAGGATTCATTTTTTGGCGGTAAAGACCAAGATAAGATTAAGCAATTACGAGCAGACATCATATTAACTAAAAATGATTTATATGGTGTTGTAGACGGTGTTATTGAATCAGGTAAGGCTATATATGAAAATGTAGTAGAAGCCGCAGGAGAGTTAGTTAATATTGGAACTATAGCAGTAGAGAATCTTAGTAAAGTAAGTATTACTGCAGCATTAGAAAATTCTAAGGTTATTGTGCAACTAAGAAAGGATGCAGAATTAGCTAGGATAGCCAATCAAGGATTGATAGAGGATTACGACAGACAAGCAGAGCAGCTTAGGCAGATTAGAGATAATGAGACTTTGACCATTGCAGAAAGGATAGAAGCAAATAACAAACTAGCAAGTGTATTAGAGGAGCAAAGAGTAAAAATGCTAGAGAACGCTGATATAGCGGTTAAGTTGGCAAGACTAGATGCACAGAAAAACAATAGCATTGAAAATCAAGCAGCCTTACAAGAAGCACTTAATGAAAAGAAAGCTATTGAGGCTCAAATAACAGGATTCCAGTCAGAGCAACAATCTAATGCTAATGCTTTAAATAGAGAGGCTTTAGAACTTAATCAATCACAAGCAGATGCTAGTGCTGAGAGAGCAATATCTGAACAACAATTCTTAGCTGAACAAATACAAGGAGAGTATCTAAGATTAGAAGCCTTAAAAAATGCTGCAGAGCAAGAGGCTATAATTGAAGAAGAAAGACTAACTAACAAGCGTAACCAATACAAAGCAGGTACTCAGGCATTTGTAGATGCTAACAATGAGTTATTAGCTTTCCAACAACAAAACGCACAAGACCAAGTTAAGATAGACACAGAGCTTAATCAAGCTAAACAAGACTTAGTAACAGATGCTCTAGGAAACTTAGCTAGTATAGTAGGAGAAAATAGTAAGTTTGGTAAGGGTATTGCATTAGTACAAGCTATTAGAGACACCTATGCAGGAGCTAACTTAGCATTAGCCTCAGCACCACCACCATTTAACTTTATATCTGCTGCAGCGGTTATAGCAGGAGGTATAGCAAACGTTAAATCTATAACGGCAACACCTGAACCTAAAGCACCAAGTTTTGCAAAGGGGTCAAGAGGCGGAGCAAGCGTATCAGTTCCTACACCACAAGCACCTAGCTTTAATGTAGTAGGAGCATCAGGTACTAATCAGTTAGCAGAAACTATAGCAGGTAAGACTAATGAGCCTATGAAAGCCTATGTAGTAGCAAGCGATGTAACAACTGCTCAGAGCCTAGAGAGAAATATTGTATCAAGTGCTTCAATATAAAATACAAAATACAAACTAACATACGTTATATAAATATGAAAATAGTAGAACTTATTTTAGATGAGGAACAAGAGTTAGCAGGAATTGAAGCTATCTCAGTAGTAGAGAGTCCTGCAATAGAGGAGGATTTTGTTGCTTTAAAAGCTGAGGAGATTAAACTTGCTGAGGTAAATAAAGAGAAGCGTATCTTAATGGGTGCTTTATTAATCCCTAACAAGCCTATATACAGACGCAATGGAGAGGATGAGTACTATATATACTTTTCTAAAGATACTGTCTTAAAAGCCTCTCAGAAGTACTTAATGGCAGGCAATCAGAACAACTCTACTATGGAGCATCAATACGAGTTAAAAGGATTGTCTCTAGTAGAATCTTGGATTATAGAGGATGAGGTACACGACAAGTCTAGAAAGTATGGTATGGATTTACCTATAGGTACTTGGATGGGTGCAGTAAAAGTGAACAATGATGATGTTTGGGAAAACTATGTAAAGACTGGCAAGGTAAAAGGTTTCTCTATAGAAGGATATTTTGCTGATAAGATGGAAAGACCACAGGATTCTGTAGGTATGTCTAAGGAGGAGCAAGAGGCTAATCAAATCATAGAAAAGCTAAAAGACATATTTAATGGTTAGAAACACTTCATACAAAGTACAAGTAGATGTAGATAGCGATGCAATCAGGAATCAGTATAACATTGAGGAGGGAGCATTTGTTACTACAGAGTCAGGAGTATGGACTGTCTATAATGGAGAGTGGGTTAAACTATATCCACAATCAGGAGTAGGAAGTGGATTAGGATGGGTTAGATATGATGATGACCAATATACATCTCTAAGTAAATTAAGTCTAGCAGATGGTGTTAAAATCAATTTACCTAATAATGCAGCAAATACTTACAGAAGTTATTCAGGTATTGATTACTACAATGGCACAACCAAAAGAGTCTTAGCTGATAACTTAAATGATGTTTACATATTGACTATTGCTTTTAAGTGTTCTAGTGCAAATGCTAATCAAACGTATCTTAGATTACAGTTAGATGCAGATAACGGTACACCTTATGAGAGAGTAGGAGTAGATATAGCGTTCCCTAAAGGTAATAATGTAGAACACGAGTTCCACCAAGTATTCCAATACTATGCAGACCAAAACTTTGTAGATAATGGTTCTTTAATAGATGTGACATCAACAGGCGGTACTGCTAAGATATGGGACATAATATACTTTATACAAAAAACACAAAGCTATGCTTAAAGATAAAACACCAAGCTATACAAGTCCAAAGGGAAGTTCTAGAGGATGCCTATGTAAAGATGAGAACACCTACTCTAGGAAGTGTTGTGATGGTTCTTTATGGGCACAAGGAATAGGAAACATATATCGTAAATCTTAAATAAATAAATAAAAATGAACACACAAAAAAATGTTAATCAAAGACTTGCTAAACTTTATACTAAACAAGCTGAAAGCAAGCAAGAATTATCCTCTGAAAAGGTAGAGTTAGCTACTATTGCTCAGGTAAACAAAGCTGCTAAGGCTTTTGACAAAGTATTTATATTTGATAAAGCTAAAGCTAAATACAATAGTATTATTAAGCAAAAAGCTCAAATAGCTAAAGAACTTAATCAATTTGCTAAAGATTTTGAAACAGTAGCAGCACCTAATAATCTTATGATTATGATTAATGATGTAATCAGACAAGGTAAAGAATTAGGAGTAGATATGACTAAAAATGCTGATGTAAAATATGCTATGATGCAATGGGATGCTTATAAAGACACTCAGAAAGAATTAGGTAAATTATCTGCAGAAGCTATCCAAGAAGCTAAAAAGCTATCTTAAAATGCAAAATTAATATTAATAATCGTTATATAAATATGAAAAACCCATTAGAGATGCTAAAAGAAATTAAAAGCGTTCTAGGGATTGAATTATCTGAGGAGATTCAAGTAGAGCAATCTACTGAGGAAACAAAGTTAGCTCAAATGACCCTAGAGAATGGTACTATCATTGAAGCAGAGGATTTCGCTCCTGAGGCTGAGGTATTTATCGTAACTGAGGAGGACAAGATTGCCTTACCAGTTGGAGAGTATGCTTTAGAGGATGGAATGATTCTAGTTGTGGAAGCAGAAGGTATCATCAAAGAGATTAAAGAAGCTACATCAGAAGAAGAAGTAGTGGAAGAAGAAGTAGAAGCTGCTGAGGAATCTGACAAAGAGGAGATGGCTTACGCTACTAAAGAAGAACTAGCTGAGGTTAAATCTATGATTGAAGAAATCAAAGCTATGATTAAGGATAAAGAGGATATGGCTGCCGTAGAAGCTCAAGTAAAAGAAGAATTATCTTCTACACCTGCTGCTGCTCCATTAAAGCACAATCCTGAGGGGAATGTTCAAACTAAGAAAGTAACATTCGGTCATAACAGACCACAGTCTATCCAAGACAGAGTATTTGCAAGAATTGCTAACATACAAAAATAAAATAAACTAAATAAAAATGGCTACAACAACCGACATTACTACAACTTTCGCAGGCTCGTTTGCAAATGAATATATTGCTGCTGCGTTATTATCAGGTGCTACCTTAAACAATGGTGGTATCACAATCAAACCAAACGTAAAGTATAAAGAAGTAATCAAAAAAGTTGCTACTGATTCAAACGTAATCAAAGACGCATCTTGTGACTTTACTGATACTGCTACAGTTACTTTAACTGAGAGAATCTTACAACCTGAGGAGTTCCAAGTGAACCTTGAATTGTGTAAAAAAGACTTCCGTTCTGACTGGGAAGCTGCTGAAATGGGAATGTCTGTATATGACAACTTACCTCCATCTTTTGCTGACTTCTTAGTAGCTCACGTTGCAGGATTAGTTGCTGAAAAAACTGAAAACACTATCTGGAAAGGTGTTACTGGTAACGCAGGAGAGTTTGACGGATTAGTAACTAAAATGACTGCTGATGCTTCTGTACTAGATGTAGTTGGTACTGCAATTACTGCTGCTAACGTAATCACAGAGATGGGTAAAGCAGTAGATGCTATCCCTTCTGCATTATACGGAAAAGAAGACTTATACTTATATGTATCTCAAAACGTAGCTAGAGCCTATGTAAGAGCATTAGGTGGATTTGCTGCTGCAGGATTAGGAGCTAACGGTGTAAACGCTGAGGGAACTCAATGGTGGAACAACGGAGCATTATCTTTTGATGGTGTAAAAATCTTTGTTGCAAACGGATTAGCTGATAACTTTATGGTAGCTGCTGAGAAATCTAACTTATTCTTTGGTACTGGTTTATTATCTGACCACAACGAAGTAAAAGTATTAGATATGGGAGACTTAGATGGTTCTCAAAATGTAAGAGTAATTATGAGATTTACTTCAGGTGTTGAGTACGGTATCGGTTCTGATATTGTTCTTTATACTCCTGCATAATCAAATAACTAAATAAATAGAAGGGGTAGGTAAGCCATAGAAGCCTGCCTGCCCTTTTTTAATTAATCTAAAAAAACTTAAAACATATGGCTTGTTCAATTACAAACGGTAGAGTATTGCCTTGTAAGAGTGCGGTAGGTGGACTTAAAAACATCTACTTCTCTAATTACGATAGTGCAGTAGCTGCCCTTGCTCCATCTGCAGGAGAGATTACATTCTCAGGTTCAGAGGAGTTTTACCAATATGAAATCAAAGGGAACTCTAGTTTAGAGACTGCTATTAACTCATCTAGAGAAAATGGTACTACTTTCTATGAGTCTACTCTTAGTGCTACTTTTACTTTCTTAGACAAAGCAACACAAGAAGAAATCAAATTATTAGCTGCAGGGAGACCTCAGGTAGTTATTGAGGACTACAATGGTAACTTTTTCTTAGTAGGTAAAGAACACGGAGCTGAGGTAACTGGTGGCTCTATTGCTACTGGTGCTGCTATGGGAGACCTATCAGGATTCACATTAACGCTTACTGCTCAGGAAACTGCACCACCATTCTTTTGTGCTGCTGCTCCTGCTGAGGCAACTTACACACCTATTGACCCAACTGCGTAACTAAAATCTAGTTACAATATTTAAGACCCTGCCTTATGGTGGGGTTTTTTTTGTTATCTAATACAAAAAGCAATAAATAATACGTTATATATATATGAAACACTTAACTACAAGTACGGATGACCAAACTATCTTGTTTATTCCTAGAGAATATGCACTTAGTGGTACTCTGATACTAAGAGATGATAGCACCAACACAGAGACTAGTGAGGTGGTAGATTTGGGTAAGTCAGGAGAGTATATGAGCCTTACTCATTCTTTTTCTTTAACAGAAGGTAGGTTTTATGATATGAAAGTCTTGGTTTCAGGTAACGTAATATACAAAGACAAGATATTCTGTACAGACCAAGACATTGACCAAGATACAAATGACTACTATTCAGTAAACAAAGATGTTTACATTTCTGAGGATAGCTTTGATAATGATTACATTATACTATGACAAAAAGAGCAAACAATATAGTTAAGGCTATAAATAAAAATGTACATAATAACGTACATAAAAAGCAAGAGGTAAGCATAGTTAATCTAAGCACTTACACTTCCCCTAAAGTATCTGAGGTAAGAGGTAAGGACTGGGTAGCTTACGGTGCTGACAATAACTACTATCAGTTTCTTATAGACAGATATAACGGTTCTCCTACCAATAATGCTATTATCAATGGTATCTCAGAGATGATTTATGGTAAGGGACTAGATGCTACAGATTCTAATAGAAAGCCTGACCAATATGCACAAATGAAAACCTTGTTTAATAAGGACTGTACTAGAAAGCTAGTATATGACCTTAAACTAATGGGAAGTTGTGCTATGCAAGTAATCTATTCTAAGGATAGGTCTAAGATTGTACAAGTAGAGCATATGCCTGTAGAGACTCTTAGAGCTGAGAAGTGCAATGAGGATGGAGATATAGAGGCTTACTACTACTTTAAGGATTGGACTAAAATAAAGCCATCTGATGAGCCTCAGAGAATACCTGCATTTGGTTATTCTAAAGAAGCTATTGAGATATTATTTGTAAAGCCTTACAGAGCAGGATTCTATTACTACTCTCCAGTAGACTATCAAGGAGGTTTACAGTATGCTGAGTTAGAAGAAGAAATATCTAACTACCATCTAAACAATATTATGAATGGTCTAGCACCTTCTATGCTTATTAACTTCAACAATGGAGTACCTAATGAGGAGGAGAGACAGTTAATAGAGAATAAAATACACCAAAAATTTGCAGGTTCTAGCAACTCAGGGAAGTTTATACTTTCTTTTAATGACAATGCTGAGACTGCTGCTAGTATTGAGCCAGTACAATTATCAGATGCACACCAACAATACCAATTTTTATCTGATGAGAGTTCTAAGAAAATAATGGTATCTCATAGGGTTGTAAGTCCTATGCTTTTGGGTATTAAAGACTCATCAGGATTAGGAAACAACGCAGATGAGATAGAGACTGCTTCTACATTAATGGATAACACCGTTATAAGACCATTTCAGACACTTTTAATAGATGCCTTTGACCAAGTACTAGGTTACAATAATATCTCCTTAAATCTATACTTTAAGACCTTACAACCACTAGAGTTTACAGACTTAGATAATGTAGTAGATAAGGAAACTAGAGAAGAAGAAACAGGAGTTAAGATGTCAAGCCAAAAAGTTAGTGATGATTTTGCAGACTTTATGGTAGATTTTGGAGAGGATGAGAATTTAGATGAGTGGGAGCTTGTAGATGAGAGACCTGTAGACTATGATACAGAGGAAAGTCTTGACAAGATGATTGGATTAGCTTCTACTGGTTCTGCTAGACCTAACGCTAAGAGTGAGCAAGATGGCGAGGTAGAGAATCTAAGATTCAAAGTAAGATACCAATACGCACCATTACAGACTACTAAAAAGAATGGAGAGAATGTATCTAGGGATTTCTGTAGAAAAATGGTATCTGCTAAGAAAATATACCGTAAAGAGGATATTGAACAGATGTCCCAAAAAGCAGTTAATGCAGGATGGGGACTAGGAGGTGCTGCTACTTATGATATTTGGCTTTATAAGGGCGGAGGTTCTTGTCATCATTTTTGGATGAGAAAGACTTATATGGCTAAGGGTGTAAATCCTGATGCTACTAACCCTAATGCTGAGATTAGCGTAAACCAAGCAAGAAAAGATGGGTTTAAACCTGAGACCAATGACAAGAAGGTAGCAACTAGACCTACTGATATGCCTAAAAATGGTTTTGTAAATAAATAAAAGATAAATGGCAATAGCACTATTCATAACAAGAACAGACTTAGTACGCAATAGCATCCTAGATGGTAATGTAGATACTGACAAGTTCATTCAATTTATAAAAATAGCTCAAGAGATACACGTTAAGAACTATCTAGGTTCTAAGCTCTATAATAAAATATCTGCAGATATAGTTGCAGGAACGCTATCAGGAGACTATCTAGACTTAGTAAACAGTTACGTTCAGCCTATGCTTATTCACTTTGCTATGGTGGACTATTTGCCGTTTGCTGCTTACTCTATTAAGAATGGAGGAATATATAAGCACACAAGCGAGAACTCTGAGGTAGTATCTAAAGATGAGGTAGATTACTTAGTAGCTAAGGAGAGAGATATTGCTGAATACTACACTAGAAGGTTTATTGACTATATGTCTTTTAACCAGTCTAGCTATCCTGAATATACGTCTAACATAAATGATGATATACACCCTGACCACGATGCGACCTTTCAAGGTTGGGTACTATAGATATGAAAGCAAGATACAAACCTAAAGACAAGAACTTAACTAAACTAAAGAAATATCTAGAAAAGCAAAAGAATGGCAAACACAATAAATTGGGGAAGCGTATATTGTGAAATGGAGCAAGATGGCTCTTTTGGAGCTGATACATTTTGGAGTACTAACGCAATAAATGACATAGCATCTCCAACTTGTTGGGTAACATTTAGAGTTTCAGCAGATAGTACATTATTCACAGGAGATTCAACTACATTAACCGCAGATAGAACACAACTTTAACAAAAAAATAAAATGGCAAAAAAAACAATTGACATAGGAAGCGTTGCAAACGATGGAACAGGTACTCCATTAAGAACAGCCTTTGGATGGATTAACGACAACTTTACAGAACTGTATTCAGATGATACAGGAGATGTAAACTCGGTAAACGCAGGAACAGGTATTTCAGTAGACCAAACAACAGGAGCAGTAACAGTAACCAACTCTGCACCTAACTTCGACCATACAGGGGAGGTAACAGGAGCAACCGCATTAACTATTGCAAATGATACTATTGATTCCGATAGAATAGGAGTACAATACAAAACAAACATTGCATTAAGTAGTGGGCAAGATAATTTAGATTTTTCTCTTGGTCAGGTGTTTACTAAAACAATATCAGGTGCAACTACTCTTACCTTTTCAAATGCAGTAACAGGAGATGTTAAACTGTGTTATATGGCAGGAGATGCACCTACACTACCTGCAGGCTCTATTTTAAGTGGTGCTTGGGTTGCAGGGACTACAAATGTTATTCAAATAGCTTATACAGGCTCTGTGTACCTATATTCAATTAGTCAATTATCGTAAATAAAGAAATATGAAAGCAAGATTAGATTCAAACGGAAATATCAAAACATATAG